CAAATAGGTTATGAGCAATCCATCGCTTTGAAAAGTATCCCTCTGTAGCAGCGCTAGCCACAGCAAACTTCTTATCCCAAGTTTCCAACTCTTGAAGTTCTGAAATCTTAGATGGATTGTTTAACCTTAAATTGAAGCTAACAAGGTCATCGCCACGGAAACCCAACGTATAAAGATGAATGATACCAATCTTTTCTAATTCCGTTACGATTGAACGTTGCAAGCGTTGGACTGTACGAGCAAAACGAATATCCTTTTGAGCTAATGCACCTTTATCTTCTTCGCCGCCCTCTCCTCTAATCATATAGGATTGAGGGATTTTAATAGCAGCAAATAGCTTATCACGAAGATATTTAATATCATCAATATCGCCAGTAAAAGTGCCGCCAGGAAGAGAAGTTATTTCAGTTTTGGAATCACCTCGGGTGGGAATAAAATAATCTTCTTCAACCGACATTGGATTGTAACGTAAGTCTACTCTTCCGGTATCCGGATCTACAATTTGATTACGCTTCATAGAGGTGATAAACCGTTGCATAAATTGCTCAACATCCTGAGAAGGGATATTACCTACGTCAACATAAAACACTCTTCTTTCGGGAGAACGCACGATACGATATGCCATCATTGCGTCTTCTAGTAGAGTTAACTGTCTCCAAATACGACGTGCGGGGTCCAACACTGAGGTACCATATGGCGCAAATTTATCATTTCCTAAAATTCTAAACTGCGCAACCTGCCAATTCTCAAATGTAACGCCGGCGCTGTTCCACTGATACTGAATGTAATTGGGATTGCTTTTGTCTTGCCCCTCTAGTCTTTCTATATCCCGCGAAGGAAGACCAATAGCGTTCGTAATCCCCATCTCTGGATCTATGTCTAGATAAAGATAAAAGTCTCCATATTTACACATGGTTCTAGACCAGCCAAAAAGATTAAATTCTATGTTAAGCACTTTATAGTATAGAGTTTCTAAAAGCTGCTTGATTTCCTCATCAGGACATTGTATTCGAAGCATTCTATTATACACGTTGAAAGTAGTCATCTCGTCAGCATATATATCTAATGCCGACGCTAGCTCTGGCATATATTCCATCTGTTCAAAATCGGAATAACGAGTAAGACGACTTTGAGTGTCCATGTTATATGAACTAAAATTATCTAATGGATTATAGCCCGACCGCTCAAACTTTTGTCCTCCCACATCTTTAAAGGTTCTTGCGTATTTATCTAGGCGTCGTCTTTTAAGTTGTCTAGTATTCTGCGATCTATAATTAATTATTGGACCTGAAAAAAGACGTGTTAGTCTCTTAAACAGCGGCGACTCGGTATTCTTAGTGTTGTTGTTGACCATGTATTATCCCTTAAATATCCAAGCAAATTCTTTCATTTTTTTATGTTCATCAAACATTCTATCGCGCATATTAGGCTTTGCTTGCCCTGGTGCGCGAGTATCTAGAGTTGTCGTTGTGGATATCATAGCGTTTAAAAAAGCTTTTTTGTATTCGATATCCCGTTTATTTTCGATAATTGCTGTATCTCTTACCCAACATCCAATAGCGCATGCCATAACTAAATCGTCATTGTAGCTTCGTTGTGCTTCTGGTCTCCCATTCTTCCAAATAAAAGTATCTAATTCATTTGCTAATCGCTTAGAATAAATAGTAAGAACTTTGTTTCTTATGAACTCTTCAAACTTAGCAATGATCAATGGTCGAGTCTTCTGAGAAGTAGTAAAGCCAGGAACAACGGATGAATTGCCCTCTGCTGCGTATTGCTCAACATATTGATGTGTGCCTTTTTTAGAATGATACACATTTGGGTATGCTTTGTCTTTTAACTTATCTAATACATGATACCCCACAGAATTATTTTCTATTACAACCATAGCGGTATTATATTGTAACCCGGTTGTATTAATTATTTCAGCAAAAACATCGGGTGATGGCTTTCCTTTGTATTCGCAGATTATTTCCATCGTTTCTAGTTTAAAAACGTGAAATGTGCTAGAGTCAGCACCGTCGCCTCTTGCCACATCAGCAACCAATAAATATTTATTTTCAGCATTAGGTTCTTCCCAAATCCAAGTGTTTCTATCAAATCCCACGCGATACACGGGTTCTTTAATCATTCCTTTAATACGCATAATATCATCTGGGTGAACGACTGTATCACCAGAAGTATTAAAATTGCATTCATACTCTTGAGCAATCTGTCTTTTGCTCATGTTTTTTGTTTCTATCTCAAACCAGCCGGGGTCTCTATCTGGGTGCGCGTCCCATGATAAGCTTACTGGAAAGAATTCGTTGTCTCCACTTTCTGCTCCGACATATGTTTCATGGAACCAATCACCAACGCCACATGGAGTTGATATTGCAATACATCGTCCACCAGTAGAAATTGTAGGATAAAGACCGGTCCATAGCTCATCTAGACCATCAATATGCGCAGCCTCGTCAATAACAAGGAGAGACAACGCCTCTGAACGACCAGCATCACCAGAAGTAGATGAAGCCTTAACTTGGCTTCCGTTATTCAGTTCAATGCTGTTTTTATTATCTACTTCGAAGTTCGCTATACGTATCCACTCTGGAAGATTTTTTAATATAATCTTAACTTTTCTTACTAAGTTAGCTGCGGTGGAGAGTTTAGTTGCAACAATAAGCACATTCTTGTCGCGGTGAAACAACACCAACCATGCAACATAAGCAGCTGTGATTGTTGATATTCCCAGCTGTCTTGCTTTTAGAACTACAATAAATCGATGTAACGCAAGGTTATCTACCAACTCATCTTGAAAATCATATGTTTTAAATGGAATCAGACCCTTGCCAGGGTGAGGGATTTTAGCGTAGGTGTTAATGAAATAGACTGGGCTTTTACCAGATTTGACGATCTCTTTGACTATCTTTTCTTTGGTAAGTTTGTAGGTCATTAATCATTTTTTCTGGTTACATTGTCTGGCTTTTTGTCAGTGCTTAACTCAAGAAACTTACGAAAATTATCTTCTAGGCGGTCTTCAGAGGGTTCACCTACTGGAATAACATCTTTCAAGTTTCCTACAGTATAAACCTTTGTTGCTTGCACCCAAGTGCGTATCTTAGACATGTTTTGCAGAATAAAGTCACAGGGACCGTCTTCTTTGAGCGAGAGCGTATCACTGGTAACCTTTTTATACTCTTTCTTCAAAAACTTAATAATGTCAGCATAGGTTTGTTCTAGCTCTTGATCTAGTTTTGTATTATGGAAATCAGACATAGGCATTTCCGATTGGTAGGATACGATTAGTTTTGGACCCGCCATGCGTACATTGAATCCATCTATAACCCTCGAATCGTTAATAGGGCAACCTTGCTCTCTTTTAAGACCAACAACTTTATCATCGCCCTCTTCAACAAATCTCTTATCATGAGAACCATCATAAGCATTTGCAGCTGCTTGATTAATTCCTTTTACTATGTCATATACTGTAGCCATTTAATTTTGCTCCCTTTGCTTTTTGTCTTTAAAATAACATTAACATTATCGGCTCTTATTTATATCTCGCGTCGTTTTGCATCCACTCTGCGTCAGAACATGTCGCCAATTGGGCTATTTGTTTTAATGTGCGGCTAGCATCAATTAAACCTTTTTTTTCAAAAGCTGAAAAAAGATTGGCTGACTTCTGCTGAAGAGACCACCAGCCCCCTCCCTGCCCTACCCTTTGCCTCCGATCCATCTCTTTAGCGGCGGCGCGCAAACCGTCTGAGCCAAAGAGAAGTTGCCGCACAGAGTCTTCGGCTTTTTCATCATCCTTAAAATAACCCGTGACACCGAGTAGTGACATGGCTTCTACAGCGCTGAGGACTTGATCTGAATTTTTGCAGGCGGTGGCTGCATTAAGTTGTGCCATGGCATGCTCCACCTGCGGGTTGGCGTCTTTACTTATTTCAGTTTCGTCGCCTTCTCTTATCGCTGTTTCATTTAAAAAGTAACGAGGATCAATTCTTTTCTTATTTTTTCTTATCATTAGTTGGTCTCCATCCGTTTAGCCATCTTTCTTCTCTGTCTTCGACCCATTGAATATAGCACATGCGGCAACATTCAAATTTATTCATATAAAGGTCATCTCTTAAATCAAAAGAATACTTATCGCACGTTGGGCATACTCTTTTGCTTTCTTTACTAATTAGATTTTTATCCAATAAAAAGCCTTCTTTGTTTACTTTCTCATTATTATCCGCTTTTTGTCGTTGCTTATAGTAAAACTCTTTTAGCTGCTGCAAGTATTCTTGTTCTTTTTCATCTGTCCATCCAGACTTGGGATTGACAATTGTTTTGTCTCCAAACTTTTTAGCAATTGCCTTTTCAATTTGAGCTATCTTATTTAAGTTCTTTTGTTTCATTTAAGTCCTAGAATGAAAATATATCATTTCCCTGCTTCTACGGCATACACAATCGCGATAGTCAAACCGATGCCAGTTAATACGCCGCCGGCATACCAGAGGGGGCTCCAATCATTTGTGTTTGAGGATATCTCACTTAAGCGTTCAATTTCTTTATCTTTGATTTCTATTAACGAAGAAGATCTTTTGTCCATTGCTTCCATAGAAATTCTTGTAGTTTCCAAAAGCACATTGAGTCTAGCAGCTTCTTTTTCTACTTCATACTTTACTCTCAAATCACATTCCGTTTGAGAGAAATTACCTTCAGCAAAAATCTTTGCAGCTGCAATTGAGTTTAATAATACACCAGCATAGGGAGCAGTTTGACCTTGCTTTATTCCCATTATTTTAGGCTGTGGGGGTAGCTCCGGTGGATCAGCTAATGCCGCCGTGGGAAACAACATAAAGAGAACTAGCATTAGCGCTATGGTTTTACTCAACATAATTCAATCCATACTTCTCAGCTATTAATTTTGCTAAAGCATCAGGATCATCGTGATATTTCTCCACCATGTCTTTAACTTCTTTGCGTTTTTTGTTGTCTAGTTCTTGTCTATCTGCGGAATATTTTTCTTCTATCTTGATTATTAAACCATTATATTTTTCAATAATCTTATTTCTCTTTTCTAGTTCTTCTTCGTGCGATTTATTAATCACATCTATTTGATTTTTATAACTTTTGTTTCTTTCTTCCAAGATTGTAGAAGCCGTATCCTTTCTTCTAAACATTATCCATAAGACCAAAGTATAGACAAGCACAGCCGGCACGTGCCAATTATGCTTTATCCATACCCAAGCCTTTTTTAGCACTGTTTTAAGAGCTAAAAAAGTTATCACTTACCATGTCTCCACTGTGTAGCAATATCAGCTAAGCCTTGAATACTAATATAAGCAAGTGAAATGGCAACCCAATCTTCACTAGCTAAAGAACTAGTAAACAACATTAAATACGTTGCTGTCGCCCAAACCATAAGCTTACGAGACATAAACTTATTTAATGTTTTATCTATAATTTGTTTCATCATTATGCACCTCTACTCTTTTTCTTTTCTATTGAACACAAAAGCTAACACCCTCAGCTATGTGCTCCTATTTTTCTACCTTATAGGCAGTTGTTCTGCCCCTTAAGCTTATAGGACCCTTTGCTCCAAGTGAAAATGGTGCTTGCTTGGGATCTTTTTCCTCATTAAACCTGTGATTGCTAGCTAAATTCGTAGGAGATTGTATAACAAAACCACTTTCAAAGTTAATATTTGGTTGGGCTGTATAGTCGTCCCATGTTGTGCCACCACCGCCGCTGCTATAATATTCAAAACAACCAATGTCCGGCACATCGCGAGACCGACTGGTGCCAGATATATCAACAACAATACCATCAAAGGCAGTTCCTGCGTTAACTGCTGGTGATGAAGCCTGAAGATTATAATTGCCTGCTATACTTGTTGCTGACCCAGCTGCAGCACCGTCCACAAAAAGCGGAACTGTATCTATAATATCTCCCGTCCCTGCGCTGCCGTTGGCATCATTAGCGTAATTCCTAAAATCTTCTCCAGAAACATTTAATAGGTTGTATGTGTGATCATCAGAACTAATTCCCATTCCGGAGCCAGAAACAATACAATTAATAACTTTTGCCCACGAGGTTATAATTGGGTCTGAGCTATGGGCGGCACCTCTATGTATAAATGTGCTAAAACTAGCTGTAATATCAGTCGCGCTGCCTGCGCCGGCGCCGAGCAATAGCGGCTCGTCTTCGGTATCCGCGCTAGAAGTAAACAAACAATTGCTTATTTCTACTCCATGCTGGGCACTGAAACAGGCATTGCGCGATCCTCCAAAATAAAGTACCGAGTCCTTAATAGTAGATGGAGTCCCCGTACGGTTATTAATAGAAAAATTAAACAATCTTGGAGTGTCGTGAATAAAGCATCCAGATATGTGAAAATAATGAAAGTCAGAGGCACTGCCTTTTTTTATAATTTGACCAAAATTAGGATTTCCACTGTTCGATGGACTTTTTAATTCTAAACCAACAAGAGTATACGGCGAGCCATATATCTCAAAAATATGATTAGCATTTCCGCCTGCATCAATCACTGGGCGACCTAGTTCGCTAGCAGTATGTGCAATTGTTATATTGTCTGCCCAAATATCCAGGCTGTATTCTGAATAGGTGCCCTCATCTATGATTTCAGCTGTATCGCCATCATCCATAAAACCGTAAGCCAGAACTGAGCCTAGTGTTAGTTTTGGGGCGCCTTGGCTAGTGCCGGCATTTGAATCGTTGCCTGTTTTTGCAACATAATATGTTGTCATCTAAACACCCCTCAAATTGCTATATGTGCAAACCCATCTTTTTTATCTATTACGATTTGTTGATCCACACAATCCTTTAAATTGTCAAGATGAGATATCAAAATGACAGTTTTAAAGTATGTCTTAATTAGTTCTAAGATAGAAATAAAACCATCCATATTCTCCACATCCAGTGCCGTTCCCGGTTCGTCTAAGATAAAGACGTCTGATTTAGGAAGAGAAGACACGGATAGTAACGCTAATCTAATAGCCATAGCTGCTAAGGTCTTTTCTGCACCAGAGCCCATTTCTATAGGTCGCTCGTCGTGGTGAGGATGTTTAATAAAAATATTTAGTTTTTTGTCGTCTGCCTCAAAAAATACTTCAAAGTCAACGACATTGGCTAATATCTTTCCAATTTCATCGTTAATGGTTGGTAGCTTCTTTTTTATTACATCATACGCAATACCATTGGAATGCATGCAACGCATAAATAAATCATAAGCTGAATATTCTTCTTGTAAATCAATAAGGTTTTGCTTTTTTTCATTTAAAGACTCAAGTTTTTGTTCCAGTGAACCGTTCTTTTTATAACACTCCAAAAGTGTATTTTGACATTCGTTTCTTTCTTTTTCTTTTTCTAAATAAACTTTTGTTTCCTTTGCTAGTTCCTTGGTGAGCGATCCTTTATTGTCTATTAATTCTTTATTTTCATTGTATTGACGTTCTTTGGCTATTAACCCCTCCAGTTCTTTTTCACTCACAAGAATAGCGTTTTCCCATTTTCCTTTTTCTAGGTTTGTTTTTAAGCTAGACTTTTCATAAGTGGTCTTTTTTTGTTTTACCTGTTCATACTGCTTTATATGTCGTTCTAATTGTTCTTGATTAAAACTAACAATTTGAATGTCTTTATCCTGACGATTCTCTTGAAGCCCCTCAACTATCTTTTTTAGATCAAAAGAGCTGCTTTCGGCAATATGTGCATCTTTAATAAATTTGCACGTAGGGTATTCATTTCCACAAGGCACTTCACTAAGTAATCGTATTTTTTTATCATTGACGTAAACTAGATTATTAGCTTTTTCCAAGTCTCTATCAATAATATCTAATTCAGCAAATAATTGATTTAGTTTCTCTTGTTTTTCTTTGCACTCACCAATATCAAAAGTTACTTCCAACTCGCGTATTTTCTTTAAAACTTTATTATTATCAGCAAGAATATGACCACAATTGACAATGTTTTTCCTATAAGTCTGAGTATTGTTCTCTTCTGCGAGAATTTGCTCTTGTATTCGTTCAATGTTGATAATTTCAGTTGGGAGGCTATCAATTTTTGCCTGTATAATTGAAACGTCTTTATTTAGTTCTTCTAGTTCTCCAGCTAGCTTGTCGCATAATTGATTCTGGTTCACGGATGTGTTTTCAAGATGCATCAACTGCTTTTCGGTTTCATATATTTCGTCATCATAGTTAACGTCTTCAGTTCGTCGTAAAGCTCCTCTTAGGTCAGTAGCGTCATCCTTAGCTAGCTTAAACTTTTGATCTAACATTTCTAAATCTAAAAATTTAGCTAATATTTCTTTTCGTTTTGTTGAGCCCTCACTGATGAATTGTAGAGCGCCAGTCTGTGATGACATAGAAGTTAATAAGAAATCATCTAACGTCCCGAAATGACTACGAATAATCTTATCTGTTTCATTGCGAGTCGTGCCGTTGAGTTCTGTAACCTCATCAGTTACTAAATCCTTAACAGTAAAATTAACATTTGTTTTCGCTTCTAGTATCTCTTCGCCTTTAAGTTTTTTAACATATTTTTCACTCGTGCGATGGACACAATACTCTTTATCACCAATCGTAATAATAGCTTGCCCACTCGCGTCTTGTTTGTTTTGATTAATAACATTAAGGTTTTTTCTTTCATTTTTACTAGTAGAATTAAACAATGTATAAAGAAGACTATCAACCACGGAAGACTTACCAGAATAATTCTTTCCAAATATTCCAATTATACCATTTAGCTTTTGCAAATTAATGCTATTATCTTCTCCATAATTAAATAAATTGTCCCAATCCACTCTAGAAAGTTTCCAATTCACATTACGTTGCACTTCTTCAGAATCTTCTACTACGGTGTTGTATTTCTTATTTAATTTAAAAACGTTTTCTAGTTGCTCTTCTGTGAGATTATAGTCTTTAAGGTATTCTTCTATTAATGTTTCCTGTACTGATACATCGCGAAGGTTGTCTACCGAAAGATTATTAATATATTGTTCGACATTCCCACGGTCTCCTGCAGATCTATTAAGATATGTAACACGTTCTGGCTTAAACCGATGTTGCGCTATCTCAAGTACACGCTTCATTGTTTGAAGAGGAATATTATTTTCAGATACTAAACGTATTCTTGCGCCAATAGGGCACTTAACTTTTTTAGGAAGGCGACCGGCTTTGGTTAATTTAATCGTAACAAACGGCTTGGGGTTGGGAATACTAATGTGTTTGACAGTAAAGTCATTTTTGCTATAGATATCCCATATAAGGAATCCCTTATCATCAGTCTCACCAAAATTTTGCTGCACTGTAGAGCCTGGATATCTAATCCGTCCTTCTGGATCTAAAACCTGATTTGTCTTATGAATGTCTCCCAAGAGTGCAAAATCATGCCCTGCGAAGATTTCAATGTTGTTTTCGCCATGCTCCATGACCCAGCCAAGGTCCGTTTCACAATTTGAAATAGATCCGTGATAAAGAGCAATGTTAATCCGATCATGGCTGCTAGGCATAACCCAGCCATCCCGATCAAAAACACTAAGTACATTAAGACAAATTTCTTTATCAATTAACCTCTCTCCGGAATTTTTAAGAAGAAATAAATTAGGCAAATTTAAAGCATTTACAATAGGTGAAATTGCGTCTTCACGACTGCTATTCTTAAGGTTGCCATCATGGTTCCCTAATATTATATAGGTTGGTGCAACTGCAGAAAGCCCAATTAAAAATTCAGAACACAATTTTACAAACTCTGGCGATATGTGAGTTTTGGAATGTGCGATGTCTCCACAGTGAATAATATAATCTACTTTTTCTTTTTTTAAACGTTCGAAAAGTGTTGCAAACACAGCGCGATATTCTTTATGATATCGCAGGTTACGTATATGGGTGTCAGAAATATGAGCGATGCGCGTCATTAATTCCCCCACTGTAATTTAAGCATGTTTTCTACGTTCATAAGTGTTGAGTTCTCCTTAAGGTATTCTGCTTCTTGTTTTGTCACAGAGCCAATATCTTCAATCTTAGATGTATCTAAACGATAAACCTTTAAGCCATATTCTATCATAGTAGAAATAACTTTTAAGGATTTAGATATGACGTCGTGATCTAGCGCTATATAAATTTTTGATTGTTTTGTCACAAGTTTTTTAAATAATTTTGTTTTTTCGTTTAAAGTGGAACCAAGCAAAGGAATAGAATTCTCTATCTTGAGAACGTCAAACATTCCCTCTACCAGAGTTACTGGATTGTTCCAGTCAATCAATAAGTCATTAAATATGACGTTCTTTGATACTGGAGGGTTTTTGTATTTTAGCCAATCAGTGCCATAGCTACGCGCAATAAAATAATCACAATCGCCATCTTCGTTAAAGGAGGGAATCACGATTCTCTTCTTGTATGGTCCAGTTTCACAATAACCAATCTTGAAATATAAAATATCTCTCCTAGATACTCCTCTAGTTGCTAAATAAACGAAAGGCTCTCTAGCCGAATAGGGT